GGCGGGACTCTGGGCGTTACAGGATGGACTCCCCCGGTTTCCCACAGTTAATGTCACCGCATACTAGGGCGAGAAATTAGTCAATCTTGCCAACGAAACGATAAAAAATCTCGATTTCCTGTTCACGACTGCCATCGTCGTGTTTCACCGCCTCGTGAACCAGGATTTTTTCAATAACAGCATTGAGCAACGTCGCGGTCAATTCTGTAGGATAAGCCATTTGTCGGATGAGTGCAATCCATTTCCCGGCATCCTCTTCCCCCTGCTGGTCAGCAGCCAGGAGCGTCTGGATTTCGGCAATCTGGGCATCCAACTGTGCCTGCTCCCCCTGATACTTTTCAGAGAGCATTCTGAAGTTGTAGTCAGAGATGCGGCCAGCCACGTTATCCTCATAGACCCGCGTGAACAGATGGTCCACTTCGGACTTGCGTTTCTCTGCTTTTTTCAAATCAGAGAGATGCTTTTTGCGGATCGCCGCCCGGCTCTGATTCCCGAACTCCAATAGCCTCTGGAGCAACTTCCCCTCGTCCAATTCCGCCTGCCTGAACCAATACTGCAGGCGGGACAGCACATAGGGGTACAGGACATCATATCGGATGTAGTGCGCCGAGCATTTGATTTTCCCCATCTGGCCATACTGGCTGCAATGGTAGTGGCTGTAAGGCTTGCTGTTCTGCCGGTTTGTCCCAAAGCCCATAGACCACCCGCAGTCAGCGCATTTTAGCAGGCCGGAAAAGATCTGTGTCGTGGCATCTTTCTGCTGCCGGCGCCGCTTGGCAATCATATCCTGAACCTGCCGGAATACGGCCTCGGAGATAATCGGCTCATGGGTCCCGCAGATGCGCAGCCACTCGCTGGGATCCTTTCTGACGCGGTGCTTGTTTTTATAGGAGATGTTGGTTTCCCTGTAATGAATTGTGTTGCCGATGTAGGTTTCGTCTTTTAGGATGCTCTTCACCTGGGCAATCGTCCAGGCATAAGCCTTTTCAGGCGGCTGATCCTTATAGATGTTCGCAAAGGTCCCAAAGCGGGTAAAGTTCAGCCAACCGGGTGTGGGGACTTTTTCCTGAATCAAGATTTTTGTGATCCGCGCGGCACCCGCCCCGTGAACGGCAAGGTCGAAGATTTTCTCCACGATCCATCGGGTCTCCGGGTCCACGATCAGATGATTTTTAACATCAGGATCTTTCTGGTACCCGATTGGCGCATACGCGCTAATCCGTTCCCCATTATGGAACTTTGCCTTTAGGGACGCCTTTACTTTGCGGCTGGTATCCTTGGCAAACCACTCGTTAGTTCACTTCGCATAAAGAATGACAAGCTCCAATTTCAATGTAACCGACAAAATTGTAGTAAATGTGGATGTCCCGTTCCTCGTGGCCGTTCACCCGGTATTTCTCACTGATCTCGATCTTCTGAATCAGCCGCATGAGGGTGGGGCGGTCCAGTTCTTGCAAATCATAGTAGTTCTGCACCATATCCAGCCATGCGTCCACGGACTGCTCATTCTCCCAGCTGGCAGAAAGCTGCTCCGTCAATTCCCGTCTGCGCTCCTGCTTGGCCTTGCGCTCGGCCTCGTAACCATTGAGAAGCTGGACACAGAGGTTTTCCGGGATTTTCCCCAGCACCTTGTCCTCGTAGGCGGACTGCACCAGCCGGTCAAGCTCCGGCAGCCGCCGGTCGATGGCGCTCAATTCCGCTTGGAGCGTACTGAGTTTTTCCCGTCCGGCAGACTCCTTCTGCGCGAGGATTTTTTCACGCAGCTTCTCCCGGCCGTTCTGCGCCCACATCGCCTTGCAGCGGATGTCCGTTAATATGATTTGCGTCAACACCTTCTGGTTGATGTAGTGGGAAGAACAGGCGTTTTTGCCGCCCGATGCGTACCGGTTGCAGACATACGATTTGAACTCCGGCTCCTTGCCGCTGGCTTTCTTCCGGTAATCCCTCATATACCGCATGGAGGCTCCGCAGTCCATGCACCGCAGCAGGCCGCCAAATAAAGAGACGGTGCCGCTCTTGCCGCTGCGCCCTCTGGCCGGATGGTTGTCCATCCGCTGTACCGCATCCCACACATCCTTCGAGATCAGCGGCTCGTGTGTATTCTCCACCCTGATCCACTCGCTCTCCGGTTTGCTGACCTGCTTGTGATTCTTGTAGGAGACGGTGCCCGTCTTGTTCTGCACCATGTGGCCGAGATACACCTCGTTGCGGAGGATGGTTTTTACCGTCACATCGTTCCAGCACTCCGTTTCGCCCCTTCGGTTCTCCCGCCCCTCCGCCATATAGTAGAAGGTTCTGGGCGAGGGGACTTTTTCGGCGTTGAGGATTAGAGCAATTTTGCGGAAACCGTTTCCCTGCAACCGCAGATCGAAGATGTGACGCACCACCGGAGCCGTCACCGGGTCGATCTCCAAGATGTGCTTGTCCGCCGCGCACTTCCGGTAGCCGAGGGGCGCGTAGCCGCCCACATATTTTCCGGCCTTGAAGGTGGACAGCTTCACCGCCTTGATTTTGTTGCTGGTGTCCCGGGCGTAGAGGTCGTTCATGACATTTTTCAGAATGACCAACATTTCATTGTTCTTGCGGATGGTGTCCACCCCATCGTTGAGGGCAATGAAGCGGCATCCGAGGGACGGGAAAATGAAGTCGGTATATTTGCCAGCTTCAATGTAATCACGACCGAGCCTGCTGAGGTCTTTGGTCAGTACCAAATTGATCTTGTGGTCGGTCGCGTCCTGCACCAGCCGGTTAAAGCCCGGACGGTCGAAGGTCGTACCCGAGACCCCATCGTCCTAAAGTGTCAAGTGTGGGAGTGGGATTTTTTCGGTTTTTTTGTCAACGGCATAAAAACGGGCCATTCTTTTGCCCCACACGAAACACTTAAGGCCCTCAGTGTTCAGAATGGACGGAAGATTTTTACGGTTTTGTGCCGAAGGGATTTATCGCATACCACATTGGACATTCTGACATTCCCCCAACACATTTTGAATCCTATCAGCATAAAAGACTTTGCCGCCGTAAGCGTGAATCTTGTGTTCGATCTCCTCCACCACACGCGCATCCCGGCCCAGCCGACCTTCGTTTTTTACAAGAACCGCATTCGGCCGGTCATGAGCGAGGCATTCCAGCATGGCATTGAGCGCCGGCCGGTCGGTCCCTCTGCCGTGGCAACAGTCGGAAAACTCTCCGGCTACACACCAGCCGAATCTCTCCGCCAGTCCTCGAAGATATGTAATTTGATGTTGCCGCAACTCCTGGTCCAGTTCTGTATCAACTTGCCCTGCAGTTGCGACCCTTGCATACACCGCAACGGTGAAGTTTTTACTTGGTTCCCTCATGATTGCCCTTCCTTTCATAGCCCTCGATCAGTGCGGCATACGGTGATGAAAAATTCCACACGATCTCAATTCTTCTGTCTTCAAAAATCTTGATAGTCCGGATCAGCCTGTCCACGATCTCACGGTCGAGGCTGCGCAGATTGCTCAGTTGTATTAGCGTGTCCATTTCCTCCCGGCATACTGCCGCATCGGGGCCGCCGTTTGCGGCGGAATGGACGGCAAGTTCCTGCTGGTACTCTCTCCACCTGGCACTGATTGCTTCGCTCGCGGCGTCAAACTCCGCCTTATTCAAAGTTCCTGCATGGTAATCCAGATAGAGTTTCTTCCTCTGTGCGTCCAGGCCATCGAGTTTCTTTTTAAGTGAGAGTTCCCGTTTCCCGCCTTTGCCGCTGTGCTGTCTGCGCTCGCAGGTTTCCATGCGCTTCCGCAGTTTCCGGGCCAGTTGCGCCTGGAACCGGATGGATGCCAGGACCGCCGTTTTCAGTTCGTCCTCGAAGATCAGAACAGACTCACAGCCCTCGGCGCTGTTCCATGCCCGGGCGCCGCATTGATAATACGGTCTTGCCGCTCTCTTCCTCACCGGAGCCAGACCGCAGATTCCGCACTTCAGTTTTCGATAGAACAGCGGGTGGCTTTTTTCTTCTTGCACGGCAGGTCCCCGCATTGTATCCGTTTCCTTTTGCCCGGGTTCCGCTTTGGATGCCGTTTTGCCGCCCCGTGACTGGGCCAACTGGCGCTGTGCCGCGTCGAACTGCTCTTGCGTAATGATCCCCTCAAACGCATCCGGGATCACGACCCACTCCGACGGGTCGCATCTGCGGGAGGAACTCGCATCCCCCAGAACACGGCGCTCCGTCTTGCCGGCGATCAGTTTGCCGGTGTACTGTTCATCACGGAGAATGCGAAGGATTTGGCCGCGGCTCCATTCGTTGTTTTCCCGCTCCGAGTTCCATTTCTTCCGCCTGGCACCGAGCTGCCGTTTCCGCTGTGTCGGGGTCGGTACACCCTCGGCGTTCAGCAGGTTTGCAATCTGCGCCGTGCCTTTTCCGGCGATGCACCATTCGAAAATCTTTCTCACCACCTCGGCAGCCTCCGGGTCTGGAATCCGGCGGTGCTTGTCCTCCGGCGATTTCATATAGCCGAAACTGCAGTAAGCCGCAGTGGACTGCCCGCGTTTGGCGTACTGCTTCTTCGCCAGTTTGACCTTCTGCGAGAGATCCTGGCTATACATCTGATTGATGATGTTGCGCATCCCGGTGTCTATATCGCCCGCTGTGCCGTAGACCTGCAACGCACTGTCGTACATATCGTTGAGCGAGATAAACCGGATCTGCAAAAAGGGAAAGACCATCCCCAGGAGGTCGTCGGTGTCCAGATGATTGCGGCCCAGCCGGGAGAGGTCCTTGACGATCACGCAGTTGATCTCACCCTGTCTGGCCTGTGCCAGCAGCGCCTGGATGCCGGGCCGGTTGAGGTTCGTGCCGCTTTTCCCGTCATCTTGAAATTCCAGCACCCGCCACCCGGCAAACTCCGGGCTTGCGGCGATATAGCCGTCCAGGAGCCTGCGCTGATTGACAATGCTGTTGCTCTCTTCCTTTTCCCCAAAGCGGGCGGCCTCATCCGCCGAGGAGAGGCGGATATATTTTGCGATGGTCATGTCCGCGCCCCCTCTCTCATGGCGTCCTCCAGAATGGCCTGCCGCTCATCCCGGAAACGGAAAGTGATTTCCCAGCGGGCATTGTCATATACCGTGATACGCTCAATCAGCAATTTTGCCGTTTCCCTTGTCAGCGAGAAGGGCAGCGAGCAGGAAGTAACAGCGGTAAACCATGGATTGTCCTGGGTCAGCAGCCGTTTTTCCTCCCGCTGTTTGGCGCGCAGTTCCTTGATCCGCGCATTCAGGTCGTCCTCCTCCGCCTGGTACTTGGCCCGGATGCGCTCATAGTCCCGCTGGTCCATCAGTTTGGCCAAGTAGTCCCGCAGCAGACGCTCCCGGAGAGCGTGCAGTTTGTTCTGTTCGGCCAGAGCCCCCTTCAACGCACGCCCGGCTTCTTCAGCGGCCGCAGTGTGCTGTGCGGTCTTCCGTTTGGCCAGCGCCTTCAGATCGGCCGCCAGCAGGATCTCCTTTGCGGCGATAGCCTCCACCGCGCCGATCAGTTTTTCTTCCGGCACAAATTTGTAGGTGCAGCCGCTGTGTTCCAGCTGTGCGGCGTAGTTCGGGCACAGATAGTAATAATGCACATACTTCCCCTTGGAGGTCACCTGCTTATAGCGCACCAGCGGCCGGCCGCAGTCGGCGCAGAACACAAGGCCCTTGAGCAGGTTTTCGGTTTTGCCCAGGGCGTCGTATTTCCCAAGATTCTCGTGATAGGCCGCCTTTGCCTTGCGGTTGATCTCCTGTACCCGGTCAAAGTCCTCTTGAGAGACCAGCGGCTCGTGGGTGTTTTTCACCACAGTCCACTCGTCCTGCGGCAGCATCCGGTCCGGGCGGTTGGCATAGAACTCGCAGATGCGCCGGCCCTGCACCATGTGGCCCAGATAGACCTCGCTGCG